CTGACTACTTCTTGAGGGGTTTTAAACTTAGCTTCTAATGCAGCAGCTGCACCAGGACGACCAGCAGCAATCCATTTATTACCATAAGTAGCATAATTTCGCTGTGTACCTTTCATTTGAGCTAATGCAGCATTACGTTGTTTAAGAAGACTTAAAGCTACAGCACTACTATTAGTTCTATTACGCTTAACATAATCGTTATATTGTAAAAGAATATTATGCGCTCTATTTTGTTGACCAATCATTGAATCACGCATTGTGTTCAAACCAGTCCAACTATAAGGACTTGTCATTACTATGATCCTCCTAAAGCCCTTATTGCAAGTAAACTAACATTTTTAGGATCTAATTGAAATGGGCTTTGTTGCTGCTTATCCTTTCCACCCATTTGTTGTAACATAGACTGTGCCATTTGAGATCGTCTATTATTAAGTTCTCTATCTACATATCCTGTAGGATTCACCGGCCCCATTGTAGCTACATTTGAACCCCCACGATAAACATTTTTACCAGCTGAATAACCATTATTAGACTGCATTGACCGCCTCACTAACAGCTTGCCTATTAGATCCAATTACAATCTGAATATTTTTAATTACCATTACAGAGTTAGAGTTAGGATCTTTAGCTGCAATCGTACCTAAATCTTGAGAAGCCTTGTAAATACTTATAGCTAAGGATTTAAACCTAAAAGATTTAAAAGGAGCTTTACCTTCTTGTTCTACAGCAAAGAAATTAGAACTAAGTGGTAAATTAACTGTTTGAGCTAATGTATATAGATCAGGACCTAATCTAACATCTATTAAAGGAGCAGAATCAGTAAGTGGATCCATATTCATATACCAAGTACCCATAATAAAATAACAACGTTTCCATTCATAATAACTATCTTCTGGTATAATCTCATGTGTTACTATAGAATATTCAGGGGAAATAGTATGTTCATTTGAATTTATATCTAATGTATTATTTAAAATATCAGCAGTATTCCAAGACTTAAATCTAGTATACGAAAGTAATCCAGAACCTGCTACACTAATATAAATATTACCAAGAGAGTTTCCTGCTACAGCACCACTGTCTCTCCATACAAGACATTTCTTTTGTAAATTAGATTGTGGTTGTATAGCAGAATCATTATAAAATCTAAATGACCAAGCTCCAGTTTTAAGATTCATTGCATAATGAGAAAATAATTGACCAGAATAGACAATATTAACTGGTCCAACTATTAATTTATCTCCACCTTCAAGAAATAATCTACATAAAGGATCAAATAATTGATCAGGCCCTACAACCTTATAAAAATCAGCTAAAACACCTATATCAGAGAAGAAATTATTAACTAATTTAAATATTGACTGGTCATTGACTATATAAATTTCATTATTATAAACAAGGGCATCATGTGCTCCACGAACTGTTGATAAAGGAGTTAATTGACCATCAATAGCAGGATCAGTATTAAAAGTAAAAAGAAAAGTCTTATTACGTTTAAAAATATAAATTGAATTATTAATAAATACAACTTTTGTAATTGGTTCACCATCACCAGGAGAAACTAATACATTACCACCATCAGGAGCAGCCCAAATAGTAGGATCAGTAGCTTTGCTCCAATATACTTTAGAAAGATTCCAATCAACTACAAACATACGATCTTTAACTACAAATGCTTGGTCACCTTTAGGAATATTAGCTTGCGCAGTCCAACCACCACCAGTTAATGCAGTTCTACTTTGACCAGTACCAGCACCACCAGCAGCTTGAACAAAATAAATTACATTGTTATATTTAATTGCATCAGTAAAAGTACCTGTTTGAGTAGTAGCTATAGCATTCCAGCCAGTAGCAGGATTTTCAGGATCTTTAGTATAATAAAAAGCAGTGACTGGACCAGCAGTAACTTTTCCAACCACTGCATATAAGTGTCCTGAACCTTCAACAATACTACTAATTAATGAAATAGAAGTTCCACCATATATAGGAGCCGTACTAAGAACTTTTCGACAACCTAATCTAGATTGTACAACTCCAGAATCAAGTATATCAAGATTTTTAGACCACCTAAGTTGTTTAGGATTTACTGTCCTACTAGATTTATCTTCATCTCGTCTATTTACTCCACCAGGCCAAGGTCCTACTTCAATTACAGTTTTACCTTGCATAGTCATTAAATCATTCCCCACTCATCAGAATCTCGAACACTCACCGAAATACCAGGATATGAAGAAGCTGCTTGCATTTCAAATTCATCATTTTTTGTAGAATCAACTTTGCCTTCAAAACGCTGCATAAACATTATATAACCTTGCATATTACCATCAAGTTGGGCTGACATAGCATGACAATAATCAAGAATACGATTATCATATTTTTGATCTAAGTCTGTATTATCAGTATCAATAGCTACAGAAGTAGGAGTACGATTATAACGAATAGTTAAAACTTTAACAGAATCAGGATTAGGATAAAGAGAAATTTTATCTGCATAAGTCCAATAATGTTGAGGAATTCCTTGTCCTGGATTAACCATATCAGCATTCGGTATAAATTTATCAACATCTTGTTGAGATATTTCAGTAATAGTAGAACCATCATATTTTACACTAAGTAATCTCATTAAATCAGCTGGAAATGAATAAGATTGAGTATTAATAATAGTATTCATAGTGCCAATTTTTTGTCCAAGATTATTTTTAACATATATTTCTTTTTGTGCGTCATTAATCCAATCAATTATATCAGGATCTTTAAGTTGAGCCCCAGATTCATCACCAAATTGACGTTTCACTCTCCTTTTAATATCAGAAACTAACATATTACACCCTCTTACTTGGAACAAATATAGTTTTCTTAGGCTGATCAGTAGGATGCCGATCAAATCTAATACCTCTATGATTATAAGCATTCAATGGAGATTTAAGAATTGAAGCTACTTCCTCTTCTTTCATTTCATCTTCTTCTATTCGAGCTTTTAAACGAAGTAATTTAGCTGTGTTATTTTTAAGTTCAAGTAATTCTAAAACGTCTAAAGGTCGACCTTTATTTTTTTCCATATCAGCTTGGAAAATTCTTTCTAATACATTTTCATTAAAAGAAGCTTCATCTGAAACACTAAAAACTACTTTATTAATTCGCTTATCTACAATTTGAAAAACATCATCATCTTTAAATCGCTCATTACGAGGAAGCCATCTAATTTCTAACTCAGAATCATATTCTCTAATAATTTCTGCTATTCTTGCAATTCGAGAATTAACCCAAGTACCATCTGATAGTGGCTCTGCACTAACTGCAAAAGGATCTATATCAGGCATAGAATATCCTCGCTCTATCATCTCGACTGCCAAATATATTAGCTCCATTAACAAATGCCCAGTAGGCAAACTCCAAATCAGTTAAACTACGTCCTATACCAGAAACACCAGCAGTAAGAGCATAATAAGATCTTTTATGATCTACTATAGAATTAGTTATAGCTATACCAGAAAGACCAGAATAATAATTTTTTTCTAAGTCAGGTATTGTAATTCCTACTGCTCCAAGAGATATTAACTTAGCTTTAATCAAATCATTCAAACTACTAGCCATATTATCCTCCTATGAGGAAGGGGTGCCAGATTACTCCGACACCCCTTCTCCCCTCTTTTTAACTACCCCACAGGGGGGAGTTAGAATTAACCAGCAGTAATACCAGTCATTTTGGCGTGACCATTACGACGATCAATACCAAGCTGCCAATATTGAACTAAAAGAGCCTCATAAGCATCGAAGTTATCAACCCACTTCCAAATATCAGAACCATTATGCTGAGACCAATGCCATGGCTGGTCACGATAAATTTTAAAAGAATCTTCACGTAAGAAGTGGAGAGTTCCATCCGGAGCATCAACATCGTCAACTACTGGAACTTCTCTACCATAATTAAACGCAAGACCAACTAAGCCACCAGTAAATTCCTTTGTATTAACGTAACGACGTTGCTGAGAAAGAAGATTGAAATAAGCACGACGAGTACCTAAATCACCAACAATAACAGAAGGACGACCACCACCACGAGTACGAACATTATCCATTTGCCTAATCATATTACCTTCAGAAAGAGCACCACCAGTAGCATCAACAATAGATTTCCATACAGGCTCAGAAGCAGGATCAACGTTATATAAAAGACCAGTAGCAGCAACAATAGCAGCAAGTCCATTAGGCTCACGAGATAAGTTACCAGTACGAACTACAACATCACCAATAGCAGCAGTAACAGCAACATCTACAGTTACAACGTTAGTTGCATCATTAATTGCAGTAATAATACGACCAGTAGCTTTGTTAGTTGCAGGAAGAGTAAAGATATCAATAACATCACCAAGATTAAGATACTTAATAGAAGCAACAGTGAAAGTAAGAGCCGCAGCAGGAGCAGTAGTTAAAACTGCCATAGTGCCAGTACCATCACCATAAAAAATACGGTTAGTATCTTTAAGAATATCATCACGAATACCAGAAACTTCTTTAGTAAGTGCATTAGCAAAAGCTTGTGGTTTAGATTCTGCTAAGTCCATAGTAGGACCAGACATACGAACTCGACCATAACCATAAGTTAAACCAATACGAACAGATGCATAACCTTGCTGACCAGCAGCTTGTAATTGCTCTAATTCATTACGGTAACCAATACCAGAATTACGACGAACACGAATTGGAAAAGTAACGTATTTACCGCCTACTTCACCTTCAACACCCTCACTAGAACTTTCAATCCTTTTATAACCAACTGCTTCTTCATTTAACTGATCGGCAATATCTTTGCCGGGGTAAATCTCTTTCAAAATATTATTGACCGTAGTCATAGTAGCTGGCAAATTTGGGCCCTTCTAAGTTACCCTTGTTGGTTTGCTCTTTGCATATACTGAATCATTAAATCTTTACGTTGTTGATCAGTTAATTTAGACGTATCAATAGACTCAGAAGGAAGTCCCCCACCGCCAGCAGGAGCAACAATAGGAGCACCTAATGAATTTTGACGTTGAGTTTGCCCAGTTTGCCATTCATTATAAGACTGAATAGCTTGCTGAGGACTTTGTCCCTGAGCAATATAAGAAAGAATAAATGGGCGATGAAATTTATCTTCCGGAGCAAGTTCATCTAATTGCTTCTGAAATTGTTGTAATTCCTGTTGTTCTTGTGCAGCTTGTTGCTGCGATTGATAATCTGACTGTTGTTGAGTAAGACCTTGAGTTAATAATTGAAGAACTTGATCAATTTGACTAAATCGACTTTCATAAGGGTCTTCTTCATTTCCAGAAGGCACTTGCTGTTGCTGAGGATTCTGTTGAAATTGAGGGGTTTGTTGCTGTTGTTGCTGTAAGAATTGTTGAGCTAAATCAGGATAATTTTCTAATAAGCCCTGAAAAACTTGCTCAGGATTATTATTAATAGCCTGTAAAACTTCTAATCCAGCACCAAAATGTTGAGGGGTATAGCCCTGATCAATATACTCTTTTAAGGGAGCTAATTGACCATATTGCTCATCTACAGAACCTTTAAGTTTTTCACTATATTGCTCAAAGGCTGGCTTAATTTGATCTCGTAGAGCCTCTGGAACTTGGCTCAAATACGAGTCATAGCCATAATCGATAGGTTCAGTCATTTTAAATCCTTTACATTAAGCGTTGTGGAGGTATTCTTGGATAACGAGGAGTTCTCCTCGGAGGATTTACAGAAAAACCACGAGGAATTCCAGGTCTAGATATTGGACTGGCGTTTGGATACATTTTACGCATATTACCTATACCCCAGCCGTTACCATTACCTCTATTACCTAGACCTAACTGCATTTGTGCTAATTCTGCCATTCTGTCTTCTGGTGCAATTCTTTGTCGGGGAGGACGAGGAGAAACAGGAACTATCGGAGCCGGTTGCATTCCTGGATTAGCGGGAGGAGGACGTAATACCGTAGCAAAACCCCCCGGTATATTTCCAGGAACAGCGTTTCCCATAGCTCGTCTAGGAGGTTTAGCTTGTAATCTTTGATTAAGCATTAATGTTGCAAGAACAGACATCAATTGCTGAGGAGCAGGACTAGTCATTTAAACACCTGCCGCATCATCCAAAGTACGAAGAGCATATATCATATCATTAACAGTCATAACATCAAGATAAGCAGTAGTATACCGAGTACCATTAATTGCAATTAATCGAGCACGTAATTTTGTAATATCAATATAATTTAATGGAGTTCCTAAAGGAGAAGTACCTGAAATTGCCCCTGCCGCAGTTGATTCACGTTTATCAACAACACCTAAATCATTACCTAGCTGTGCTTTAGCCATTTACATCCCTCCTGGTGGCATTTGTTGCTGTTGTTGACCAGGAATTTGTTGTTGAATTCCGGGACCAGGCATTTGCTGACCCATCGTTCCCTGGGCTCTAGTTGCGAATGACATATTAACATAAATAGCTTGCTGATGTTGAGTTCGATGAATTTTAAAAAGAGCCTGAATTTGAGGGTCAAGCATTTCATATTCTTGTGTACGACTAAATCTGTTATGATATTCAAGATGAACTTCATGATTATCAAAATCATTAATATTAACTTGCATACCATTAGCTAGCTTAATATTTTCACGTTGAGCCTGCGCAATATCAACTTTATAATCAGCAATAACCTTATCAATTCCACGAAGATCAAGAAGCTTAAGAAATTCTTGTGGTTTCTCAGCAAATACACCCATTTTAAATATATCCATTAAAAAAGCCTGTCTAGCAGCTTTAGAATGAGGTAAAGCAGAACCTGCTTCAACTCTTACATCTTTATTACCACGAAGTTTACTTCCTTTTAGGAATATAGCATCAAATGATTCATCTTTACCAGCAACTTTAATCATACGTTCTTGTTCCCAAAAATCAATAACAAACGTAAGAATATGCTGTCCAAGTTTTGAATGATTAAATTCAACAGATTGAATAATTTCTGAAATCATTGTATCATCTTGTTCCTGTAAATAACTAATAGCAGTAGCAGCTGTAACTTGACTAGGTGTATTTCCTCGACTAATTTCATGTTGACCGGAAATATCATCCATATCAGACTGGATTCTCATAACTTCTTCCGCTACAAAAGGAGGAAGATTTTGCATTGGTAGTGGTTTAATTTCACCCAATCCAGGCTCATAAGGAATATACTGTCCAGGTTCAGAAGTAATTTTACTAGGATCAACTGCACCTTTAGGACCCATTAATTTTGGCTTAGCCATAAGATTTTTAGCTTCAATAATTTGAGAACGAGTACGATTTAACTCACGCTGTAAAGGATTTAAATCCTCAATAACAGAATGAGTATAAAATTGACCACTCTGAATATGATCATACTTAATAAATGGATATTCACCATGACTATAAGGAAATTTTTCAACTACTTGAATTAATTGATCACCAACAATTGTAATAACTCCTCCCTGTGGAAAAAGTTTATGTCCACCAGGCTTAATCCAAATTTCCATACACTGATATTGATCTTCTACAGGCTTACGAAGACCAGCAACATCAAAAAATGCTTCTTCTAAAATATCACCATCACGAGATTTTGTAGTCATTTTAGTCATAACCTGTTTACCATAATATTGTTCAACCCAAGACTTAGTCTTGGTATAAACATGAAAAATAAAAGGTTGATTATTAATTTCAGGTTCTAAAAGATCAGGAGCAAATAAAAAGAAAGGAATTAAATTTTCAACACATATATCTCCTTGAATTTTAGTAGGTTCTCCAGTTACTGGATTAGGGGGTCCGTCTTGTTTAGCAGTTTTATTACGATCCCAGTAACATTTAATAAAACTAGTACCACAAATCGAACCCCACCATTGACGAGATAAATTAACTTTAGCAATATTATAATCATCATATACTGAATCTAAAATCTGTGTAGCTGCTTTAGCCGCATAATAATCTTCATCTTCATTAGTAGCAGGAACAACTGTAAAATTAGGCTTCTGAGAAGTTAGTTTTGCAACTTCCCTTCTAATAACAGGACGAATTTTATTGATAACCATGCGCACACGCCAGGGAGGAGCAGGAGGAGTAAGAAGTCGAAAACCGTTACTAACTGTGGGAGCATTAATAAAAGCAATATTCTGACGACCACGATAGAAAGCCAAATTAAGATACCATATACGTTCAATCCGGGCTCGATTTTGTTTAAGAGTTTGATACGTATTATTAGCCCATAAAGTAAGTTGTTTACGAATTTCAGCATTACTCTGAAGACTGGTTAGTTCCGGTAAGACTTGAGAATTCAGCTGCGTCTCTGGCATCGTCAATGTCATCGTAAATTATATCTCCTATTCCTTGACCCTTTGTGTTTTCTATCCACTGATTATATTCGTCTAAATCTGTGCCAGTAGATTTTTGCGGAATATTATCAAAAGCTCCCACAGGGGAATCTATATTGGTCTCTAGAAGTTTAAATGTTGAGAAATCCTTCGCCACTAACAAATTTTGAAGGCGCTCGTTCGCTCGTAGAAGGGCTTGGTTCTGATTTGATAGTTGGAGGAGTTGACTCTCCAGATGATTCATTAATATTCTTCGATGCGATTGATAATTCTTCACTATCTTGTGGAGGGAGAACCCCAGAAGAACCAGAAGAATCAGTGCTACGCCTATCGAAATAGATACCAAAACTATCAATTGCTTTCTCCAACTCTAGGATTTTTTGTTGAAATAATCGATTCTCCATCTTAACTAAATCTAATTCTCCAACAATATCTTCGTAAACTTCAGGAGAAATAAACCCGTAGATAGTAGCCATTTCTCCAACACAATTAACACAAAAAATCAACGCACCATAAAATTCAAAATCTAGTTGAGGATCAACAAAACCTAGTATATGTTGTCCAGTACCACAAATACCACAATTACCAGGTGTCGAAACAGGAACCATTTGAAGACGAATACGGGCAGAAGGATTTTCTACATGAGCTATCATAGTTTCAGTCATTATTATCTCCAAAGCCAAGGTAAAGATTCACACCAATCCATTTAAATTTCTACACTTTCATCGATTGGCTGTTCTTGCCGAGAATGGACAGTAATAGGAGGAAGAGGAGAACTAGCAACATTTACCTGGCGCTCAACAGGAGAATTATCAGCTTCAGAAGCTTTTTCAAAAGCTTCCTCAACTCTCTCAGCATGACGTAATCGAGCTTCCCTTTCTAAATCATCTAAATAAACACCAGGCATACGGCCTTGCTCATCTAATACCATCGAACCATCTTTAAGAGACTCTTCAATAGTAGTAAAGACCTTATTACCCTCAGAATCAACTAATTCACCAGCATCATTAACGTGAGGAGGCTCAACTTCATCAGAATTATTAACACGAACAGGCTCATCTTTAACTTCTGGCTCAGTAACAAATTCATCTTGTTTTTCTTCAGTAAGAGTAGGACTATTAGCGAAACGGCTTTCTGTCATTACCAGTCTCCTCCGAGATATTCTTCTACTTGCCAATTACTATCTTGTGGTTTAATTGATATCGTTTCCCATAAACTCTCCTCTCCATATCTAGGATTAGAAACTCTTCCCACAGCAGGTACAGCAGAAGGAAGATGAAGTATATTACCTATTCTATCTAATCCGCTCTTCTCAGGACCAAGAATTTTAATATCAGGACGACTCATCATAAAATATCTAGCGTCATCTAGTGCATGATTATCTTTATCAACTGGTTCTTCTTGAATATTATGTTCAGCTGCTACTTTAGAACTACTATATTTCTTTTTACGATAGCGTCCAGTCTCCCAAATTAAATTTTCACAATTTTTGGTAACTAACCACATAGGCTTACCGTCTTTACCAGGACGCATATAATTACGTACCCTGTTAATTCCGGCAGCTACATCACTATTGCCAAGAATAATAAAAATACCATTCTTAATATATTCTTGTTGAACAGAAGTCATAGATATAGCATTACGATTTCTAATAGAGGCATCACCAACGTTATATTCAGGAAGTCGACCTAATTGTATATTTATTTTATGGTATTGTTCTGCATGTTCAGCAACAGTTTTCTCATTTTGATAATACTCATAAAAAGTAATTATTCGACCTTCTGGTGTTACAGTATGCCAATGCCAAGAAGTTGGATTAGCTAATCCATGATCCATAGAAGCATATATATTCCAGTTGGATGGAACTTTAAAATCATCAATTACATGAGTATTAACATTAAATCCAGGATAGATAAGCCCCCCGACCATAACATATTTACCATGTTCACGAGCATCACGTTCTTGCTTATCTAGCCCAGCTAAAACCATTTGTGCTTCAACTTCACCAATATAAGGATTATCAAGCATATCAGCTTCAATAACTAAGAAATTAGAGTCACCAGGAGAATTATCTTCTGGTTTTCCTTTAAGATAGATTTTATCATAAGTCCATGTCATACCTTCAACTGGGGTCATAGTCATAGTTATACGACCACTACAATCAATAATACGCATAAGATTTTCTTTATAAATATTTTCAGGGGGTTCTTCATCATGATGAATTAAATCACGAGAAGTACCAGCAAATTTAACTACATCTTGTTCATAAGATTTAAATTCAATAAAAGAACCATTAGAAAAATGTAATTCACGAGGCTCTTTCAAGTAAGAATCTTCCCAGGAACCATTTTTAAGTAAACTGGGAGGACACCATCTTGCAAGTTCCGGTAAAAGAATTTGCAATAAACCAACATTAAAATCTACAGTACATATACGAATTGCATTAGGAGCTTCCGGAATACGTTTAAAAGGATGCTCACCTTTAGCATACCAAATATCTTCACAAACTCCACCAGTAGTCTTACCAGAACGGTTACCACCAATATACTGAGTAACCATAGCAGAGGATTGATGAAAAGCAATTTGTTTATCATGAGGTATATACGAATTAATATTAGGCCGCTTTGAAGTAAGTCGTAACTTCTCACCAAGAATCTCAAAAGGATTATATTCTTTATCTCTGGACATTAATCCTACTCAGGAGGGTATATCATGCCCGTAGTGTCAGAAACAGTTTCTTTATTAATACCTATAATTTCCATAAATCTAGGACTATCTTCAACAGCATCTAAAAGAGCTGCAATACTAAGTATAAGTTCGTCATTTTCATCAGATAAGATTATTATAATTGGTTCAAAATACATAACATCAGGGTTTAAATTATCAGCCGAGTTAATACTATACTTATATTTTGCCATTTAAATCAGCTTCTTTGCAGAAATACTTACTAATTCAGTAGTAGTAGCAACTACAGTTAAAAGACTAGCACCCTCAGCCTTTTCACCTGTAAGTCTATACAAGTAACTTCCCTTACCAGGATTAGTATGAACTCCCATAATAGTTCCTCCATTTTCTGCTGTAATTATAGAAGGTCTTTTAAGACAACCAGCAAAACTAGTCCAAGCACCCCCTGCATTATTTGACCACTGTAGTCGCATTCTAGCTCTTTCACCAATTGTAGCAATTATTAAAGCATCCCAAGAACCAATAACTTCTACACTAGTAAGAGCGTCAATAAGAACTAAAGCAGGAGCAGTACGGACTATTTCAGTTATGGTAGTGATAGTGGTAGTATTTGCATTTTTATTACCTCTAGCGGACAAAGCAAGTTTCTTACTAAATATTCCGTCATGAACGTGATCACCAGGTGAAGCTTGGCTATAATTAATTCCTAATGTGTGGTGGTGAGCTAAAATTCCTATATCTTTATCATCATAATCATGAAGTCGGTTAATATCAGCGCCGCCGCCTGGAACACCAAATCCAATTGTTCCATCAGGACCAATTGACATTATTCATTACCACCTAATATTTTCGGAATCTCCAACAACTACCCCACAGGGGGTATATTGTTCTCTATAGGGACTGCTTCAATAATTCTAGGATGATCCATGTAAGGGGATTGGATATCTAAAATAGCTTGGCCAATAGCTCTAAGTTTCTCAGGCTCACTAATAAGGTGTTGTTGTAAGACCTCAAACAATTTCATGATAAAGACGTGAGCTTCAACTGCTCCAATTTTAGGTGCTTCAACAGTTTGGTAACGTCCCATCATAGCGTTTATGAGCTTAATAGCTTCGATGTTACCTGAACGCGCCTTTAAGAATAAAGCTCTATCAACTTCGTGAGTGTTATCTCCAAAAAGGTTGTCTGTCTTACTTCTTAAGTAGTTTTGAAAACTTGGGTCTTTAAGCCAGTTATCCCAAGTTTGAGAATTGATCCCCAAATCTCTAAGCTTTTTAATATCGCTTCGCCCGTCGTGAAAATCAAACATCACTTGTGCAGCTGCAAGTTGTTTCGGTGTTAAGATTTCTAAATCTTTATCAAGTTTAATTCCAAGAATATTTAAGGCTTTAATTACAAAATCGCTATCTATAAGACGATTGTAGTCTTCTTGATCTTTAACTGCTTTAAGTAGAATTAATTTTTCTCCTGTAGGTACTTGACCAAACTCATTCCAATGTTGTTCAATAGCAGTGATGAATTTCTCTTCATCATTACGAAATGGGTTTACTACTCTAATAGTTGTCAATTAAGTCCCCTTCAATAATCCTTAATTCGTTACCACCACTATTTTTCGGAACCCCTTTAGTAACTGCTTCCACAGGGGGTATATTGAGTGACTTAATGCTTAGCTAGCTAAATTATTGAGTTGCATGATACGAGATTCGTAATTAACTTTGAAGAGTTTACAAGCTTCTTCAAATTCCTCAGTATCGTAACCTGCTTCTTGCAAAGCTAATAAAATAACAGGAGGAATTTGACTACTTAAATTCATATCTTTCTCAAATTTATTAACGGTAGGCATATGAATGCAGAAGTTACGACATAAGCCGTAGACTGCAACACTTGATTGAATCCTCCAAGAATAAAGAGGGTTCTGTATTAGAGAAAATATAGGGTTTCTTACAAGAATGTTATGAGAACCACTCCATTGCCTTCTTACAGTTTGCCATTCTTGGTAATCTTTAATTAACTCAAACTCATCTTGAGAAGCGATAGGTACTCTTAAAGCTGCTAGATAAGCTGGGATAATATCCCTGAAAAAGCCATCTTCTTGTTGACAAATAGCAGCAACATTAATACCAGCTAGTTGTGACATTTGTTCATTAGTAGTTATATTTAGTTTAATACGTAGTTGTTTCAAAGGGTTTATAGGAGGTTTATCTTCTGGTTCCATTAGATCCAACTTTCATTTACATTACTGTAATTTAGTGATAGAGAGGTATAGGGCATGCTTGTAGTAGGTATAGTATGCTCCTCTGAGAAGCACAAGTCAAGAAACTACTCTTATTAATTTATGATAGATAATACTAATTTCAGTCTAAAGTTAAGATAGGTAATACTAATTTCAGTCTAAAGTTAGTAGAGATGTGCCCCCCTACCCCCCATAACGATCGTATAACTTTTCGACATGTAAAGCCTCTTTACTTTTGCAATTACCCTTTACTAGAGTTAAGAGGCTTTACTTTGTTAAGCGTAGTACCCTATGCTATTCGTCTTCACATTAGTAATTAGCTGTAACTCCTGTTACCCCCTGATAAGAATAGGATATGCCGTAAACAGAGTAAAGACTAATAGATTGAGTTAAGTAGCTTAACGAATGAGAATGAGAATAACACTTGGAAATGAGAATAACACTTAGAAAGACTCTTTACTTAGTTAAGACCCTTAACGCGCATTCTACCATAATGATCTTCGTTTGTCAAGAGGTGAAACCCTACAAATTTCGGCTGGAGTTTTTGTAGGTTTCGTCAATAGACTTCCCCATTAATCGGAGGAGAATAAAAAGAAAACCCCAGAAAAGGAGCCCATTATGCCGGAACCGAGGAAACGCATTTCAATTACCATTACAGAATTGCATTGCATTCCCTGTGAAAAGGAAAACAAAGAGACCATTTACATTCACAATGGTCCCGCCGAAATGCTTTCCCATTTGCAAAACGCACATTCCATTTACCGTTACAACAGCCGCACCATTCGAGAGGTCAGGGTCACAAGCAAATGAGAGAACTATTCAATTACCGAACAGGTAATAACATTCTCCCATTCCGTATTCGCCGCATTCACATTCGCGAAATCACTCCCGCCAATGAATACAATCCATTCTCTCGTAATCAAACATCACCCGCCGCTCAAAAGCTTTATCCCATTACAGCAAATGAGGGACACGCCACATTCGCAATTGAAATAGGGTGGCGTGCTTATCAGAGTTATTGGGCGGAATTGATGACCGGTCCTGAAACCATTCTCAACCAATCATATCCCAATTAGAAAGGACCCTTATTAGATTACGCCATTCGCCTGTCACCTATCACTACTCTCCCTGTCCCATTCTAGCTATCCCATGGTAAGCTAACAGAGGAAGGCAGCCATGTCCT